ACCCTATTCCCTGAACGAGGAATTCTTACCGTCTTGACTTACGAGCTTTACGACATTTCATAATCGTTCCTTAAGGTTATCCTCTTGTAGCCCGACCGTATGACCTTGTGGACGGACTCCGATTAAAACTTTTCACGCCTTGCACACGATACTGCAAATTCGGAGAAGAATCACCTCTTTTTAGTGATTCAGTCGAAACCCTTGGTTGATCTGCTTTAGGTGCAACTTGATTAGCCATTATGCCGCCTTCGGAACAGGTTTAGGTTTAGGACCACCAGCGGGAGGCTTAGGCGCAGCCGCCTCTTTCTTCTCACGCTGTTTCAAATTATCTTTGATCAATTGTTTCATTGGAGGATCGACTAAGTCAATCAATTCCGACTTATCAATAGCGCCAGCCTTAAACAAATTGAACGCCATCTGCTTGGTGTCTTCAGTAAAGATTGGGCTATTACTGTGTGCATCTACTTTGACAACAAAGTCTTTTGTGAACTGTTCAGCAATAAAGGGCGTACCTTCACTATCTTTGAAGTGCGTGGCATCGTAGCTTTGCATCAATTTAAGATAAAGTGTTGCTACCTTTTCCAGACTGTCTTCGACAATGAGGGCACGTTTCTTAGCACGGGATGACCCAAGCCTTGCAAGTTGTGAGGCATGACCTTGTGAGCGAACACCTGATTCGCCTTTACCTGATAGCACGTTACTGATGCCTGAAACCTCAGAAAACATTCCGTCTATTTCGTGAATGACTTCAAAGAGGTTAGATGGCATATCGGGCGCAAGACGCTCAACTTTAGCGTTTGGCATATCAGAGGCAAGTAAGCCACCTGCACGATTTAATGCAAAATTCTTTTCATCAAGTATGCCTGTGAACCCAGTGAGTGCTGTTGGAGGAGAAACTTGTTTAGACAACAGGTCTAAGACTTCAGTCATGCGGTTGTTTCGCAGACCTTGCAAAAGCATAAGCTTTTGTACTTCGGATTGTCCCCAGAAATAATCGTACTGCGGGTTAGGACAAATCTGCACGAAGGGGCACTCGCCTTTAAGGAAGAGCGAGCCACCAGGGCGATCATAGATAATGACATCGGGTGAGGCAATGGTAACGACTTGGTAGTCCATTGTTTCATCATTCCACACCCATAATTCTTGCATTTCAATGGTTTCTTCAGCGACCCGTGCTTGATAACGGTTCATTCCGTAGAGATCAAGTTCAACGTTACCGTAGATGGTTGGGTTGGTTGCTGACATAATGACCCGTGCGACACCATCGCCACCGCTTGCACCGTCATTACTGGTGTTGCGAATACCGCCTGTGACACGATTAACTATGCTTTCACGCTTAGGATGCGAGTAAAGACGGGCATACAACTCTGAACGAGTGATGTAATACCGCTGACAAAGCGCTTCTTGGCGATCAGTGTAAGGTGTATCTTCACGCAACACACCCATTGCACCGGGTTCAATCATGTACGGATGGATACCGTTGTTATAAACAAGCTTAACAAAGGTGGTGTTGTAGACGAGTGCCCAAGTCAGGGACGCAGAAAAGACTTGGTCAGCATTGGAATTGAGCCACTCATCGTTAAGTGCTTGCGTCAGCACAGGTGCTTTACGATGCTCTATGACTGGGACAGATGCGCCAAGCGCAATAGAGAAACGAGTGGTTTCAGCAGAATAGAGAAATGAGGTGAGCTGATCAAGGTGAGGATAAATCTTGTTGAAGTAGGCAGGGGGTTCTTCAGCCCCTGCGCCAAACAAGTAATAGGATCGTAAGGTTTGATAATCAGACTTACGTTCCTCCCTTGAAACCATGCACTTTTGTGCTAATTCCAGATAGAAATTTTCACGTTCGTCAGGGTTTGGTGGGATTCTCATGTCTTAATCTGCAAGTTATCAGGATCACGCATTGTAGCCCGTGGGTCTACGCTAGGACCATTATTAATCCCCGCATCCCTTGGTGTCAAGCCCACAGCTTCCCCACGCACGGGTTGGGCAAACTTTCCTGCAAGAATTTGCGCCATATTCATTCCTTGGAAGCCACCGCCCCAGATGGCTGCGTCACCAGCACGGGGTTCTTGCGGGGCTTGCGGCGCTTCTGCGGCTTTGCCTTTGCGGGGTCTGCCTCTCTTTTTGGGCGTGGCGTACTTTTCCGCTTCTGCGTATTCTTTTTCGGAGAACTTGTTGTTTCGGGTAAGGTAGCCTGACTGGTTTTCACCTGCTTTGGTGGACTTGATGTCAGACATTCCGAATTCGCTGGCAAGTTCTTTGAGTTGTCTGTCGGCTGCTTTAGACTTATCACTCTTAAACCCAGGAGCCTGGAGAAAAACTTGGAGAACATAATCAGTACACCCCTCTGGGCAAGTTGGTTCGTAACCTTCAAAGTAGCCATGTTCTTGGCACTTGTAATCTTTCAGTATTCTAGACATTTACTTTATCCCCTAATTGATCGACTAGGGTTTCCCCGTAGTCAGCACGATTAACAATTCCTATCTTTAATTTAATTTGGCTATCAACAACTTCTAGCCCATAGCCACGAGCTATTCTTGGTTTAGCGGTTTTACGATATTCTAAAAACTTACTGTTGTCTTGGTTTTTCATGATGGCAACTTCACCGTTGCGCCAGATAATCCAACCTTTAGATACTCTGCGTTGCATGGTTTCATTCACTGGATAGGTCTTCTCAATGAACATGACTTTGAACGTAGAGAAAGGCACACCACACAATTCACAAAACATATGTAAGCCAATACCACGATTGCGATCAGCAATGAAGCGATCCATGATTAGCTCAAGCTCTGCTTTAGATAGGACGTGTGTTACCACCGTAGATACCTATTTTCTTTAAGTAGTCAGAAACGTTTTTACCCATTGCCACTTCTTCTGGGGTTAATTCATCTTGCTTTCTGCTGATGTCTTTAGAGATGCGTCTACCGATGAGTTGTGGCTGGACTTGTTCGGCATACGCCGCAGCAGCCAAGGCTGACGCAATGACTCGATCATCCTTGTTGCGACCAGACGCTTCAATAGCACCGCCATCCCGCACGACTGTCTTCATCTCTTCAATAGTTTCCATGTCATAGATGTCCATCATGCCACGCTCAAAATAGTCTTTCATGTAGGAAAGCATCCGTTCTTTGGTGGCAGAGGTGGTGAGCCAACCCATTGAGGCTGACATCCCGCCTAGAGAGTCGTTCTTTCTCCAGATGTAATTAGACATTGAACCGTAGACGTTCATCAAGTCTGCACCCATCTGACCACCCATTGAGGCGGCAAGACGTTTGAGGTTACGCAACTCGTTGATGACGGCTTGACCTGGGCCGTTGACTTCAAGGTTAAGGGTTGAATTCTTGTATGCACCTGCAAGGTGAGCAATGACCCAAGCAAACTGATAGGTGTTCATTTCGCTAGTAGCAAAGGCAGCCACTTGCTCAAGACCATCACTATAAGCTCGGTATACTTGAATGCAAAAACGATCAGCCCAGTCAGAAGAACCGTATGCAGGATCAGCCCCAATAACGTAATAGGCTGTGTCAATCGGTTCTTCCCATACCTTAAGGGTCGCAAGTCTGTCAGTAGATTTGAGGACGTTAGTGTCTTGGAAGTTTGCACCAAAGACGTATCTGTAAGCATTGGGGGTGCTTTTCTTGGCAACCTTGGCTGCATCTGTACACCTCGCATTAGAAAAGTAAGACGTGCCAGTCATCACAAAGGCGTAGTCTTCAGTGGGAGGAAACTCCTGATACATGAGGCTATCATCTTTGATGCCTTCATAAAGCTTCCAGCGCCACCAAGCGATTTGACGAGAGTTGATCTCTACGTTGTAGAGCTTCTTAATATCTTTGACCCACTCTTTCTCTTCACCAGTAAGTTTGCCATCCCAGTAGACTTTGTAGGTTTGTCCGTTAGGGTCTAGTGAATACAACTCATTGCGCCACCAGCCACAAAAAATAGCTCTTTGTGTTCTTGCCCGTTTAGATGTCGTATACATATCGTGAAACATATTGAACCCACGGGCGGTGGACTCGAATATGTACATACGCATGGGGTTGGTTTCAGCAAGCGAAGCCAGAAGGGAAGCAAGACCTTCCTCATCGCCCCAAGAACTTGTTTCTGTTCCATGTAAAAAGGTAATTGCTTTGCCACGACCTAGTGTTCCTTTTGAACGAGTACCTGCGACCTGATAGAACAAACGACTACGGTTCTT